TCGAAGGATGATATTCAGCGGGAGGCCCCTGCGGGGGAGGAAACGCCATTGATATTTTTCGACGTGGAGGTGTTCCCGAATCTGCTGCTCGTGAACTGGAAGTTTGCCAAGCAGGAGCCTGTACACCGCATGGTAAATCCTACGCCGGAGGAGATCGAGAGCCTGACAAAGTATCGGCTGGTCGGCTTCAACAACCGCAAGTACGACAACCATATCCTCTGGGCCCGCATGATCGGAATGTCGGTGGAGCAGATCTATGCGCTGTCCAACCGGATCATCAACGAACACACGGGCTTCTTTGGTGAGGCGTACAACTTGTCCTACACTGATATTTTCGACTTCTCGTCGAAAAAGCAGAGCCTGAAGAAATTTGAGATCGAGCTGGGCATCCACCATCAGGAGCTGGGACTTCCGTGGGATCAGCCGGTGCCGAAGAGCCTGTGGGACAAAGTGGCCGAGTATTGCGACAACGATGTGATCGCGACCGAGACCCTGTTCTACTCGAAAAAGCGTCAGGCAGACTTTGTGGCACGTGAGATCCTGGCAGACCTTGCCGGTATGACGGTGAACGACACGACAAACTCGCTGACAACACGCATTATTTTCGGCAAGGAAAAGCACCCCCGGCTGGTCTACACCGACCTTGCCACGGGGAAATCCGATGCAATCGTGGAAGTCGATCCTGATATTTTGACGGACTGCAACATCATCAATGCCTTTCCCGGTTACGAGTGGGCCAAAGGTGAAGACGGCAAGTACCACAACATGTTCCGAGGCACAGACCTGGGCATGGGCGGTTATGTCTACGCTGAGCCAGGAATGTACACGAATGTAGCTTTGCTGGACGTTGCGTCGCTGCATCCGCATTCGGCTGTTGCCATGAACTACTTTGGTGAGTACACCAAGCATTTCAACGACCTGATGGATGTGCGAATCTACGTCAAGCACGGCGAGTACGAGAAGGCAAAGGGTCTCTTTGGCGGTAAACTGGCAAAATACCTCGATGACCCGCAGCAGGCAAAGGCTCTGGCGCAGGCGTTGAAAATCGCCATCAATTCGGTTTACGGGTTGACCAGTGCAAGCTTCGATAACCCGTTCCGCAACCCCAAGAACGTCAACAACATTGTGGCGCTTCGAGGGGCTTTATTTATGCGTACTTTGCAGGATGAAGTGCAGCAGCGCGGCTTTAAGGTGGCGCATATAAAAACGGATTCGATCAAGATTCCAGATGCGACCCCGGAGATCATTGCGTACTGCATGGATTTTGCAAAGAAATACGGCTACACGTTCGAGCATGAGGCGACCTATGAGCGGATGTGTCTGGTGAACAATGCCGTTTATATTGCAAAGTATATGGCTGCCGACCAGTGCGAGGCGCTTTACGGTTATATCCCGGGCGACTGCAAGGACGAAGGCGGCGAATGGACGGCTACGGGCACACAGTTCCAAGTGCCGTATGTGTTCAAGACCCTCTTCTCCAAGGAGAAGATCGAGTTCACTGACCTCTGCGAGACAAAGACCGTTTCCAAGGGCGCTATCTATCTCGACAAGAACGAGGATCTGCCTGAAGGCGAACACAATTATATTTTTGTGGGACGCGTGGGACAGTTCTGCCCAATCATGCCGGGAAAGGGCGGCGCTCTGCTGCTGCGGGAAGCTGGCCTGACGGATACCGGCGAACGGAAATATGCTTCTGTGACCGGAGCAAAGGATTACCGCTGGCTGGAAAGCGAGGCGGTCTATCAGCTCCAGATGCAGGAGGATATCGACAAAAGATATTTCAACCGGGAAGTCGATGAGGCAGTTGAGGAAATCTCCAAGTACGGCGACTTCAACTGGTTCGTTGGTGACGACGGTGTTGCTCCCTGGACAGCACCGGATCTTCCATGGAGCGATGCGCAAGAAGAAGCAGCAAGAAATTTTGACGTGAGGTGATATTTTATGGAGAACAAGCTGTGTGATTCCCAAGGACAACTGATTGGCTATATCGAAACCGTCGAGAAGAATATGCACGACGGCCTGACGAGAGTGATTCTTCATACTGGTCATAAACTCATATTTCTCTCGGGTGATCTGATCGCTGATTGGGGTGGTAATTTGAGTATTCGTTATGGAGGGCTCAATGCGGGTAAGAAGAAGAGCACTTCTGCTGCGAACACCGCTGCTATCAAGGACGTTATCTTTGCTCCTCCGGCCACGATCGTTTACTGGTCGGATGGCTCCAAGACCGTTGTGAAGTGCAGCGAGAAGGATGTTTTCGACCCGGAGAAGGGGCTGGCCATGGCAATTGCAAAGCGTTGCGGCGGCAACAAGGGCAGCTATTACAAGGAGATCCAGAATTGGGTCGAGAAGAGCGGGAAGAAGTATCCCGGGAAGCCTGCTGGCGGCAAAGCTGTAGATCTGGATGTGCTGAAAAAGTACAGTTCTGAGGCAAATAAGGATTGTGAGAAATTCCTCAGCGCGGTCATGAGCAACAATCAGTCTGGTGGACTTCTCCACCTGACAGCACTCGTGGCGGATCTCAAAATTCTGGAAACCGAAATCAACAAGTAAAAAGGAGACTGATATTTATGTACACCAAGCGCCAGAAAGTCAATATCGACGATACCCGTTTCATCTTTACCACCAACTTCAGCGGTGATCCCAGCCGTGATCGCTTTGGCTCGGACAAGCGCCGCGTCAACGTGGTGATCCCGACCATGGAGCTGGTGAATCACCTCATGGATCTCGGCGTGAAGGTTCGTCAGACCAATCCGAATCCTGAGCGTACCTACGACGAGCCGTTCGTTCCGACCTACTTCGTGCCGGTGACGATCAATATGGATTCCAAGTGGCCCCCGCATATCTACTGGGTCACCACTTCCGGCAAGCGCCTGCTCTGCAACATGGACACGATCAGTCAGCTGGACTTTATCCGGGTCAAAAACGTCTGTCTCCAGGCAAACCTTGTTGAGAAGCGGAATGCACCCGGCGAGTACAGCCTGTATGCGGATGTGATGTACGTTGAGCAGGATGCGGATGCTGATCCGTATGCAGAGCGCTATGCCCGGTTTGCAGCTCCTGAAGCAGACATGGCAGAGCCGAGCGACCACACCGAAATTCCGTTCTGAGGTGAAGCATATGAAGAAACTGTTTATCAGCGCACCGATGAAAGGCCGCACTGAAGCACAGATCCGGGCAACCATGGAACAGATGCACCATATTGCTGAGGCTGTGTTTGGCGAGGAGCTGGAGGTGATCCAAACTTATATTTCTGATGATCCTCCGGCTGATGCGAATCGGGCAGTCTGGTACCTTGGTGAGAGCATCAAGAAGATGGCAGATGCAGACTACTTTATCGGAATCTACGATGAGGAGAAGGCGTTCCGTGGTTGTGCAATCGAAAACCTGGTTGCCCGTTCGTACAATATCCCGAGCTACGTGATCAACTTTGGTTTCGTAGCCCCTGATGTTACGGAAGCTCGTGCAAAAGCCAACCGGAAGTACAACAGCTATTATTGATCATTGATATTTTTCGAGTGCCGGGTCAGTCCTTGGTCAAATGTCCAGCCGGTGAGTGCCCACGTCGCAAATGGCGGCTCTAAGGAAACAGCTCGATTTATATTTTTGATGTGCAATTTGGGAGGTTGACAGTATGAAAGTTCTGAGAGTTCGCCCAAAGCATTACCCTGAAGTGATCGACATTGACTGCTCTCTGGAATCGCTTCAGAAAGAGGTGGAAGGCCCGATTCAGGCTATTTACCCGTGGGACGATGAGGTGGCATTGATTTGCAACGAAGAAGGAAAGCTGCATGATGATTGCATGGAGAAACTCAACCGGACGCTCGACGGCCCTTATGGTATCACCATTGATATTATCGTTGGAACATTCCTGATTGTAGGCCTCACGGAGGATGATTTCGGTGAGCTTTTGCCGGAGTTCGTCGAGAGGTACGAGAAGATGTTCCATCAGCCGAGAAAGTTCGTCACCTACACGGATAGCGAAGGCAAAGCGCATCTCTACGTTGATTATTGTACACCTGAAGAATAAGCACATGAGAGCCCTGGAGAAATCTGGGGCTCTTTTATTTGAGTCATTAGCATGGGCTGTACGGTGGGTTCGATTCCCGCATGACTCGCAACCGGGCCAGAGAGCCTGATATTTGAATAATAGAAGGAGTAAGGATTATGAGCAGAGAAAAAGTAAAAGAGATCGTCGATTACATGGTTTCGGAGGGTACACAGAACACCAACTACGGCTGCTGGGCCTTTGATATTCCGGAACTGTGCGACAAGTTCGGCCTTCCGCTGGAATGGTTCTATGAGCACAACGATGATATTTGCCGCGAACTCGACGAGCGTGATGAGGTTGCTGATTACGAGCAGAACTACGACTGGAACAACCATCCGCTGGATTACGACCTGGTTTATTACACGGACTTCTGCCATTTTGAGGAGGTGTGATATTTATGGGCGGACTTCGCAGAGTAGATAAGGCTTGCAAAAAATGCGGCACTATGATGTATCAGGTTCCGTCAAAAAGATTGTACTGCGATAAATGTCGAGACACCGTACCGCGTAACATGTCAAAGACGGAAGAAAAGCCTAAAAAGCTCACACTGTCAGAAATCATGCGCGAAGCAGACAAGGAGGGCTTGCAATATGCGTCCTACTGCAAAAAGCACGGACTTTACTAAGAAAAAAGAGCTCTGGAAGGTGTTCAGAAAGCACCGGAAAGAGCTCTTTGCTTATACCGTCAGAGGGGAGGGCGAAGATGAGGAAGAGGCGACGATCTCGCTTCTGGCCTACGAGAATCACTGCAAGAAAAGTGACATTTATGTGACGTTGGAAATGAGGTGAGCGACCTGATGGCAGGTGTAACGCTCTACGACTACCAATTGGATGCGATCAACCGTATGAAAATCGGCTGCATCCTATGTGGAGGCGTAGGAAGCGGAAAATCGAGAACGAGTTTGGCGTTTTATTACAAACTTTACGATGGGAAGGTGAACACAGAAAATTATGTTCGTATGACAGAGCCTCCGGATCTTTACATCATCACGACTGCCCGGAAACGGGACACCGGAGAGTGGGACGAAGAACTGGCCCATTTCTATATGTCTACAGATCCAGAGCATGATATTTACGAGCACAAGGTCGTGGTGGATTCCTGGAACAATATCGGAAAGTACGTTGGCGTGAAGAATGCGTTCTTTATATTTGACGAGCAGCGAGTCGTTGGAAAGGGCGCATGGGTGAAATCTTTCTACAAAATTACGCAAAATAACGAGTGGATTCTGCTCAGCGCCACCCCCGGGGACTGCTGGACGGATTATATCCCGGTGTTCATCGCCAATGGGTTCTATCGAAACAGAACGGACTTTAACAACCAGCACGTGGTATACAGCCAATTCTGTACGAAGTACCCGAAGATCGATCGGTATCTGAATACCCAGCGCTTGGTACGGCTGCGGGAACGGATTCTGGTTGACATGGACTTCGAGCGGCCGACGGTATCGCACCATGAGAATGTATTTGTGGAGTACGACAAGGTGAAGTATCTGTCGATCTGCAAGAACCGGTGGAACCTCTGGGAGAACAAGCCAATCGAGACCGCCAGCGAGTTCTGCTATCTGCTGCGGAAGTTGGTGAACGCTGATGCAAGCCGACAAGAAAAAGTGCTGGATATTTGTAAAGGCAGACCTAGGGTCATTATCTTCTATAATTTCGATTATGAGCTTGATATTCTGATGGGTCTGGACTATGGCAAGGGCACCGAAGTTGCACAATGGAACGGGCACAAGCATCAGCCGCTTCCTGAAGGCGACAGGTGGGTGTATCTGGTGCAGTACAATGCCGGTGCTGAAGGCTGGAACTGCATCAAGACGGACACCATTATATTTTACAGCCAGAACTACTCATATAAGATCATGGAGCAGGCCTCGGGGCGTATCGACCGACTGAATACACCGTACAAGGATCTGTACTACTACCATCTGAAGAGTAGAAGCGGTATTGATTTGGCAATTTCGAGAGCCCTGAACTCGAAGAAGGCGTTTAACGAGAGGAAATTTTATGGAGAGTAATGATATTCGAGAACTGTTTCCCAAGGAAATCGTAGAAAAAGCCAACAAAGAAATGATTGAATACGCAGTTTCTGATGAATTGGCGCTCAAAATGATGCTTCGCGCCACCAAGGATGCTGCTTTTCAGAATTTCCTTGGAAATTATGTTATTGGCGCGATTGGTAAAATTATTGAAAAGTTGGAGGCGGAAAACGGATGACACTGTTTCATGGAATTTACAAGTGCCGCTTGTGTGGAGAATGTTTTGAATCCGTCGCAACCGGATCCAAAGACACCGCATTAAAGTCCGTTGCCGGGGCTGCTTATGATGGTAAATGGTACCCTGAGGGTGGTGGAATTGGCGTATACATACACGATTTTCACTCCTGTAAAGATGGAAGTTTTGGCATAGCTGATTTTCAAGGATACAAAAAGGAGGAAGACAAATGATCAAAGACTCTGGAGACCGCACCGAATTTGAAACCGGTGCCAAGCGCGATATGCATGCAGGAAAAGGGCGGATGGACCTTCTGCCTTGGTACGGCATCATGGAGGTCAGTAAGCACTGTGAGGAAGGTGCCTTGAAGTACGGTGAGCACAACGTAGACAAGGGTATTCCGCTGCATTCGCTGCTGGACAGTGCTTCTCGGCATCTGGCAAAGTACATGGTCGGAATGGACGACGAGGACCACCTGCGAGCTGCCTGCTGGAATTTGCTTTGGGCTCTTAACCAGCGCGTGACGCACCCGGAATTGGATGATAGGTTTGTGCCAAAGATGAAAAGCTCGAACGATGAACAATTTATTACAGTTGTCTGCAGTTCCTGTGGTAGTCATTTTGAAGCGCCGACCGAATGGTGGGTCCGTAAAAGAGCACAGTATACCAATATTCCAGACGGAGTGATGACGACTTGCCCTCATTGTGGGAATGTAACAATCGTTCGGGAGGTGAAGCCTGATGAATGACTGGATGCGCGAAGTGGATTATGCAACCTACTGCCCGAAGTGCAAGAGCTTCAAGGTGCTGGAGACGGATGAACCCTGCAACGAGTGCCTGACGGAGTGTGCACGGGAGGGCAGCAAGAAGCCCGTGAAGTTCGAGGAGAAGACGCGAAAATAACAGACTCCTTTATGAGGTAAACTCATATTTGAAAGGAGATACTTATTATGAAAAAAGCATTGAAGGTTATTGTAAAAATGGCATGTATGTGCGGTGCCGTAGCATTACTGCTGTTTGAAGCTTATGACACATGTATTAGACCGAAGATCAATATGATCAAATCTGAGACATGGAACAAGGCTTGGGACAGCGGGTATAAATACGGATATCACAATGGCCGTTTTTGCGGACTGTATGATGCACTTAGAAACGAGTATATTACACATGAGGAATATGAGAAACTAATTGGAGAAGATTAAAGGTGAAGAGCCGTGGAGAAATCTGCGGCTCTTTGTTTTTTATCATCGAAGGAGATGCTTGTATGCAACGTATGAACATTAAATGCTGCCATTGTGGGGACTATACTCCATTTATCACAGAGGAGAACATTGAAGTTATTCCTCAAGTTAATCTCACAAGAACCGACATGGATTGTTTGGGCGATATCGCTGAGGCATTGAGGGAATGCGGTTGCTTGGGTACGTGCGATTTCTTACGCCGGGTTCAGAGTGAAGTGACCAAAATCGTAGAGTATCAGGAGGAACGGTGAACGCTAAATGATATTTGCTGAAGAGGATTTGAACTCTTTGAATGCTATTGCTGGA